AGTTTCGTTGTCGGCTCTAGGTCTTTGTGTTATTGTTAAAGTTTTTGTTGCATTATCGTAATGGTGTTGAATAAATGATCCAAACATCTTACCAACTAATTCTTGGTACGATGCAAAAGCATAGTATGTAGCAAGTCCGCCAGTTGCTCCTGCTTTCAAAAGGTATGTGTTTGTGTATGCAAGGTTGAATGGTTCAAATAATGTTCCACCTTCGCCACCTTCAGTCCTCGATCCAACACTTCTTCTTCCTACTTGTCTTACGTTGATAATTTCGTCGGGCAAAATATATTTGTTTTGATTCTTTTTAAGTTCTAAAAAATTATAAGATTCTTCAGTAGCATTCGATGATCGTTGACGATATCTGTTAACTGCTCTTTCCAGCGCCGTTTGGTAGTGTTTAGGGTCTAATTCAACGTCGATCATACCATCACCTAGGTTAGTTTTGACGTAATCGAATATTTCTTGCTGTCCTGTTTGTAGTTCTGACATATACATATTTACCGTTAAGACAAATACTATAAATATGTGTAATATGCCAAGATTGTCACTTTACAAGCCTGAAAAAGGAAATGATTATAAATTCTTTGATAAGAATATTAAAGAGATGTTTACTGTGGGAGGTACTGATATCTTCCTACACAAATATCAAGGAACGTATGATCAAGGTGCTACAAACAAGGACGGTGAAGCATCACCATCTCAGCCGCAATATTCCGGGGATAGTTTAAACGAAAGAACTATTCAAGACCTTTTATTTTTAGAGAATAGAGATCGAAAGTACTCAGATGATGTGTATATTATTAGAGGAATATACAATGTACAAGATGTTGATTTTAATTTATCACAGTTTGGTATGTTCTTACAAAATGACACGGTGTTTATGACTGTACATTTAAATGATACAGTAGAAAGAGTTGGAAGAAAAATTATGTCAGGCGATGTTATTGAGTTACCTCACATGAAAGACGACTTTTCATTAGACGAAAATATACCTATCGCACTAAAAAGATTTTATGTTGTAGAAGATGTTAACAGATCGGCCGAAGGATTTTCACAAACTTGGTGGCCGCACCTTTTACGATTGAAACTGAAATCGTTAGTAGACTCTCAAGAATTTAGAGACATACTAGATAAACAAGTTGGAGATACAGGAAATACATTATCTTCGTATATGAGTACTTACAATAGAGAAAAAGAAATTAATACTCAAATAGTATCGCAGGCAGAAGCAGATGCTCCAAAATCCGGATTTAATTACAAACAATATTATGTTACTCCTATAGACGAAAGAGGCAATATTAGAAAAGAAGGTGTATCTGAAGGTCAGGCAAGTTCCGATGAATCAATTAATGCTGTACTAGACACACCGGCAAGTTCGCACTACGGTTTCTACTTAGACGGCGACGTAAAATTAAATGCCGATGGGACAGTTGATGGTGTACCTAACGGTTACGTAGCAGGACATGGTACATCATTTCCACTTTCGGGCATAGATAAAGGTGATTATTATTTACGAACAGATTATCTGCCTAATAGGCTATTTCGATATGACGGTACTCGTTGGGTTAAAATTGAAGATGCTGTGAGATTAACTATGACCAATAACGATACAAGAGGAAACTTTAAAACAAGGTTTGTTAACAACACAACTGAATCCACAATTAATGGATTAACAGTTAAACAGAGACAATCATTAACCGATGCTCTGAAACCAAAGGCTGACGACTAATGCTACATTTTTACGAAGGACAAATACGTAAATTTTTAACTCAATTTATCAGAGTTTTAAGTAATTTTAATATTGAAGTGGGCAAAGGTGCCGATGGTGCAGTACAACTTAAACAAGTTCCAGTAGTTTATGGTGATGTTACTCGTCAAGTAGCAAACATATTAAGACAGAATTCTGAAAACTCACTAGTTTATGCACCAAAGATTGCGGCCTACATTACAGGACTAGAGTACGATCGAGAACGTATGCAGAATCCTTATCACATTGAAAAGCAACATTTAAAACAAAGAGACAAAAATGCTGATGGTACATTTAATGAAAATTTAGGTGCTGGATATACTATCGAAAAAGTTATGCCGTCACCGTTTACATTAAATGTTACAGCAGATATTTTTACAACAAATACAGATATGAAATTACAGATAATGGAGCAAATTCTTTATCTATTCAATCCGGATTTTGAAATACAAAAGTCGGACAATTATATAGATTGGACCTCTTTAAGTTATATAGAATTAGGAAATGTAACATTTTCGTCACGAACTATACCAGTTGGAGCAGATACTGACATAGACGTAGCAACAATGACTTTCACTATGCCCATATGGTTATCACCACCTGTTAAAGTTTCTAAATTAGGAGTAATAGAAAAGATTATTATGTCTGTGTATGACGACGATGGTGGAATTACAAAAGGTCTTATAGATGGGTCACTACTTTCAAGAAGTTATATTACTCCGGGTAGTTTTAATTTGTTCTTATCAGGAAATCAGTTAAGATTATTTGGAACAACGGGTATAAATGTCGGCTCTGGCGGAGATGGCTATTATACAGGTGCTAGTGGAACTGATCTAGATCCTTTTACGACATTTGGACCAGCAATTAATTGGAATACACTGTTGAATCAATACGGAAAAATTACAAACGGCATAAGTCAAATAAAACTAGTTCAAGAAAACGGAAACGAAGTTGTAGGAACAATAGCTCCGTCTCCGTTAGATGAATCTTTATTAGTTTTTAGTATTGACGCTGATACTATTCCAGCAAACACATTAACTAGTGTCAGTAAAATAGTAAATCCGTTGACGTTTGATCCAGGTACACCAACAAACGGTACTCGTTACCTTGTTGTAAACGACATTGGTGATTCTACTAACACGTTTGATGCCAGTGCTTGGGGCAATCTACGAGCCAGCACAAATGATATAATTGAATACAATTCCTCAACTAGTAAATGGGGTGTAGTCTGGGACGCTTCAAATCCCGATTCGACACTAGCATATGTAACAAATTTAAACACAGGTATACAGTACAAGTTTACCAATGGTTCTTGGGTAAAAAGTTATGAAGGTGTTTATGTCGCAGGCAAGTGGACTATTGTGTTATAATTACTAAATGGAAAAAAATATAATTTGTTCAGGTGCGTTATTTTATGCTACAAGCACTAAACGTTTCTTATTTTTACAAAGAACGGATGGAAAAACTTCTGGTATGTGGGGACTTGCAGGTGGCAAAGCCAAATTTAAAGAGTCTGCATTTGAAGGATTGAAGAGAGAAATTATTGAAGAAGTAGGAACACCTCCTACGTTTAGAAAAGTTATACCATTAGAATTATTCACGTCTAACGATCAACAATTTTTTTTCAATACCTATGTAATTGCTATACAAGATGAATTTCCTCCTATATTAAATTACGAGCATTCGTCTTATGCTTGGTGTGCCTTTGAATGTTGGCCAAAACCTCTACACGCTGGGTTAAGGAACACACTCAACAACAAAAGTATAAAAGGTAAGTTACAGACTATATTAGATTTAATAGTCTAACCAGCACTGATTTTCAAAGTACCACTATCGTTCCAAAGTTGTCCTGCAACACTTGGATCACTGGTTGGCAGGTTTGTTAATTTTACAATTTGATTTGAAAATGTTTTTTCACCTGTAATTGTTTGATCGGCCGCAACTGTTAGGTTCACTGCAACTGCACCACCAGCCGCTCTCAATAAATCAACCCTGTATGCACTGACAGATGTCGAACCACCCGATGTACTGGAGGCATTAAGCACTGTGCTTGTACCATTGAAAGATGCTGTAAAAGTTAGTTGGTCTGTGCCTTTAGATGACACTGTCGGTCCAGCACTAACAAAAGCATCTTGAGTACTGCCGTCTACACCCACACCACTCACCACAACAACCTCTGATATGCTGGCCGCTCCTTCTGATGAATTGTAACCGGTGACAATGTAAAAGGCACCTGTTGCTGAGTCTGATGTAAATGTGTCTAATTGTGTTGGTGATGAACTGACTGTTTTGGTTGCAATAGTTGCCACGTTGTCACCGTCACTCGCTGATTCTGAATCTGATAATAATACTTTGTAACCTGTGATCCTACACTGTGACGATAGTCCTTTTAGTCGAACGTTTCCATCTGATATGTCTGCAGACAGCGTAGTTAACGCTGAGCCGACATATGTCTGCACGTCTCCATATGGTGTTATGTAAGCATTTGTCCCATCGTGTACGACCAATGCCTCAATGTTTTGTAGTTTGTTGTTAGTTGAATCATTCAAACTTAAGAAATATTTTGCTCCTCTGTATGAAGATGCACTCCAAGAATCAATAACTGATGCACCAGCATCATCCCTTTTTATATGTACTCTCCAAGCACTCACCGACGTGCTTCCGCCACTTGATGAAGCGGCTTTCAGTGCTATTGTGCCCGAACTGTTTGTTGCTGTAAAATTTAATTGATCTGTTCCTTTTGAACTTATACCATGTGCAGAAACGAAAACATTTGAACCATCTGCTAGTAGCATAACTTCGTGTATAGAAGATGCCGCTTCAGATGAGTTGTGACCTGTCACAACATAAAATGCTCCAGTGTGATCACTAGTCGACCATGAGTCGATTGAAGTTGCCGATGAACTCACTGTTGTTGAAGCGAGTGTTCTGTGTACGTCTGCTGTACTGCCATCATATGTTGTACTCATAGAATCTGCTAGTAATACTCTGTGTCCTATTACAGCCCAATTGGCAGATGAAGCACCTACCAGTAATCTAACATTTCCGCCACTTATGTCTGTTGTAAGTGTAAAGATGGCATCAGTACCAGCAGAAGATACTGTACCGTATGTACTGATATACGGATCTGTACCGTCGTGCACCACTATTGCTTCTTGTAAACAGGTTGCTCCAGTGTCTGAATTTTTTCCAGTGATAATATATTTTGCACCCCTGTTGCTACCAGAAGACCAAGAGTCTAAAACTTCTGTTCCTGTGTCTACATCGCTGTTGTAAAAAGTTTTGACTGCGTCTGCTACTGCTAGTCCTGTACTAGGTCCTAGGGCCATCCTGTAGTAGGACATACTGTTAAGTGCAGAGTTACCTTGCCCTCTTACTCTCACAGTACTACTGTCAACATCTGCTGTTACCGTTGTATAATTGTTTGATGGATCAGATTTAACTATGTGCGTTTCATTTATGAACGCATCTGAACCGTTGTGCGTTAGATTGTATTTTACCATCATTGCGTCACTGTTGGACTCATCTCTGTGGACAGCAAAGTACACAGCCGAGTTAAATGCCGTTCTGCCAAATGTGTCTAAATTTTTAGTTGCACTGTTGTTTATCGAAGTGGAAAAACCTGTGTCTACATATGAATTAGAATTTGTTTGTCCGTTGGTCGCATCTGCCTGAGAAAAGATTCCAATATTTCCTGATGTGGTATCTGTTGTGTTGTCACCTAATGGCCATCTGTACCAACTCACACTGTTGATGTCTGATGAACCGGTACCTCTTACTCTTACGTTTCCGCTGTCAACGTCGGCTGTTATAGCAATATGATCGTGTCCAGGATTAGATTCATTTGTGTGAGATACTGTAACAAAGGCATCAGAATCATTGTGAACTACACTGTATCTTTGTGTTGAAACTCTATTACTATTAGTTTCGTCCATTGTTACAGCAAAGTATAAAGCTGAATCGTATGCTGTTGTGGTGAAAGAATCTAAATTTTTAGCATTTTGTCCTATGCCGATCACCGATTCTCCACTGTCTGCAACTTCGGTCGATGAAGAAGCACCTAGTTCAGCCCATCCGTCTGCTGTGGTGTAGCCTTCTATCTTGTCAGTTGACGAATTGTATCTTAACAGTCCAGTTACCCCTGACGGTCTTTGTGCTGTTGTACCGTTGGGTAATCTAATGGCAGTGGTGGCGTTACTGACATCAAATGCTAGTGCTGTACTATAAGTGGCAAGTGTTTCTCCGTCTACTTGAACTGTGACTGTTCCTGTGCCTGAATCAGCAACTGCTAAACTGGAGTTACCTTGTGCTACTGAATTTGTAGATATGGTTGCAAATGAAAGCACACCACTTCCGTCTGTTTGTAATACTTGATCCGCACTTCCATCTGCAGATGGTAGTTTGTACTGCTCATTGATATCTATCTTACCTGATCCTTTTGGTACTAACCTCAGGTCAATGTTACTTGAATCACCCGATGCCGCAAGTTGCACAGCTTGGTCAGCCGCACCACCCACAGTTCTAAGTGTGTTGGTTGAAGAAGTAGAAAGGTCAATGACCGACTTACCGTTGACTTTGATAGTTCGTTTATCATTGTCCAGCTGGTAACTACGTGTTCGTCTTGTCATTAAATGTTAACCTCTGACGTTTCTATTTCAGCTACCCAACTTATTGTTTTGCCTGTTGCTCCGGTAACAAATATTCCTATTGCATTATTGGTGTTGTCTGCCCGTGCATCCACTTGCCAATTTTCATCGTCTCTTGCTACAACAACTTCGTAAACGTTACCTACGTCAGTCACTGTGCCTGAATAACTATCACCTAATGCTTTAAGTTCCCATGCCGCTGATTCACCAGTCGCATCAGTTCTACGTGCAACTACCTGTACTGAATAGTTTATTGTTGTGTTTGCTCCCACGGCTATTCGTGCATTAGTAACCCCTCCAACAAATATCTCTGTTTCAATTGCATTGGTAGTGGTCCCCCAAAGCAGATATTGTTTGGCCACATATGTACCTGTGCCGTCATCTGCGGACAAGTTGTGCGTCGAGCCTTGGATTATCCTAGTTGATTTTTTTATTTCGATACTTCCGGATCCATTAGCATCTAGTTCTAAATTTGCGTTGGAAGAATTTGTTGTAATTTTATTATCTTTAACATTTACAAAATCCACATCGAGATTAGTCAGTCCTGCCAGGCCTGTAGCTGTGATCGTTCCGTTTACATGTAGTGGTGTTGTGGGTTCTGAAGTACCAATACCTACACGACTGTTCGTAACATCGAGATACAGTAGGTTTGTTTCAAATGCCAAGTCTGTACCATTCCTAGTCAAATTTGACTTTAGTACTGACCCAGATATACGACCAATGGCCATACCAGGTACTCCTTATAATAATGTTAGTGTAGCATATGCCACACACA